ACTGCTGCTGAAGGTGTGAAAATGTTTTCACAGACAACAGGGGACTTGATCAGATCAGGTTTAGGTAGAACATTTGAATTAATGGGTATCAGTCAAGCAGAACAGGCTGAGCATACTGAAAAGTATATGGCTATGCAAACTAGATTTGGGTTGATGCAAGGTAAATCAGTCGCGGATCTGACTAAAGGAGCCGGGGCATACATTCAAGAATTAGATAAACTAGCAACATTGACCGGCGCAACACGCAAAGAACAAGAAGATGCACAAACAGCCATTATGGCAATTGATGAGTTACGTGCTGCTATTATTGATGAAGAGGCTCAAGCTAAGAAGACTGGTAACAAAGAAAAACTAGAAGAATTAAAACGTGCAGAAGAACAAGCAGTATCATTTCAAGCTGCCGGATTGACTCGTCTTGCAACAGGTACAGCACAGTATTTTGCTGCAGGTAAAGCAGCAATTAGCGTAGAATCAGCAGAAGCAGTACAGACCTTAGGAAAAACATTTGAACAGATTGAGAAAAATACAGGTACTAGAGCAACACGTACACTAACAGGTGCAGGAGAAGTTCAACGACAAGCTGAGTCTGTTGCTAGTGTCAGACGATTGGGTGGTTCAACTGAAGGTATAATGGGCGATAAAATGGGTGCTATTGCTGATTATATTAAGGCAATTGGACCTGAAAGAATTGAAGCAAAGAGAAAAGAAGTTGAAGCAGGTGGCGGCAAGTTTGATTTAGACAAATATATAGAAGATCAACGAAAAGCTACCGATGCTCGAACAGTGGCTCAGGTTGATTTAACCCGTACGCAACAAACACAGGCTCTTGAACAAGATAGATTATTATTCAAGTATACTAATATTGCTGACATAAACACCAAAGCAACCAATCTGTTTAATGCAGCAGTTAAAAGATTCGATGAAGTAGTTACGGGAACAAGTAAGCCAACTACATCGACCCAATCAGTTGAAGGTGGTGCAGTGGTAGGTGGCGCTAGCGGTGAAGGTGATGCAGGCGCAATTATGGCTGCTGCAGGTACGGCCCCAGAAGCAGCCTCAAAAGCACGAGCATTAAAACCAGGATTAGGAATGTCACCTGGTCGTACAGGTGGCACCCCAGCTGCCGGCACCCCAACATCTCAATCTGATTTATCTAGGATGGGATTGCGAATCAAATCAGGAGATGTGCAAGCAGCAGATAGTAGTATTGATCCGCGATTATTAGCTTTAGCCCAGCAAGTACAATCATCATTGCCTGGCTTCGCGTACTTTTCTGGATTCAATGATAAATTTCACCAAGAAAGAGCTTCAGGTAGCTCACACACTAGTGGATTGGCTATGGATTTTGCATTAGACAAAAAACCTAGTAAAGAAGAAGGACAAGCAATTGTAAAATGGTTGCAAGAAAATGGCGCCAGTTTAGCAATTGACGAATATAATAGCCCGAGCGCGAAGGCAACCGGCGGTCACATACATGCACAGATGCAAGCAATGCACGGTGGAATGTTTGAAGGTCCGTCAACTGGCTATCAAGTTGAACTGCACAATAGAGAAGCAGTAGTTAGTTTGCCAAATCCAGGTGACAAGATCATGAAGGTAAACGAAAATGATGTTAACAAGTCACCTATTGACTCAGTAATGATGAATTCTAATAACATGACTACTAATCAAGCGGCTGCATCTCCTGCAATCTTTGATGAAATATATGCAATGATGGAAGATAAATTCACTGCATTGATCAACAAGATCAGCGATAGTAATGATATCCAAGATAAGATATTAAAGAATTCAATGGTCTAACACTAAATAGTAGTAATAACAGATTCATAACATGTCATATAAAAAACGTTTTGCAAATAAAAGTGGTGTATCAAGCCCAATATCAGGTGGCAACAGCAATGGTGGTGCTTGGAACGGTAGCCCTGGTCAAAACGGTTCAGAAACTGGTGGCTGGAATAATGCTGATATGGGCTATAAGAACTATGGTTCTAGATTGCCAGAAGTATACACTGGTCACCCAAACCGCATCGAAAGATACAACCAATATGAAATGATGGACGTTGATGCTGAAATTAATGCATGTTTAGACATTATCAGTGAGTTCAGTACACAGAAGAATGAGCACAATAAGACTCCATTCAACTTAGAATTTAGCGAAGAACCTACTCAACATGAAGTAGAATTGTTAAAATCACAATTACAACAATGGTGTAAACTTAACGAATTTGACACACGTGTGTTCAAAATCTTCCGTAACGCTATCAAGTACGGCGATCAATTGTTTGTTCGTGATCCAGAAAACTTCAAGTTATACTGGATTGATATGACTAAGGTCATCAAAGTTATCGTTAACGAAAGTGAAGGTAAGAAGCCTGAGCAATACGTTATCAAAGACATTAACATTAACCTACAGAATTTAACTGTTGCAACCAAGACAAACACAGACTTTGCAGCTAACCCTGCAACTGGCTTAGGTGGTACAGGTGGCGGCGGTCAAGGTGGCGGCTATACTGTCCCGTCAATGCCATACAACACAACTGGTAGTCGTTTTACTTTGGGTCAAAGTGAAAGTGCAATTGATGCTAAACACGTTGTTCATTTGAGTTTAACAGAAGGCTTAGACAGATTTTGGCCATTTGGTCAATCGATATTAGAAAACATCTTTAAGATTTATAAGCAAAAAGAATTACTTGAAGATGCAGTGTTAATCTATCGTGTTCAACGTGCTCCAGAGCGCAGAGTCTTTAAGATTGACGTTGGTAACATGCCAAGTCACATGGCTATGGCGTTCGTTGAGCGTATCAAAAACGAAATTCACCAACGTAGAATTCCAAGTTCACATGGTGGTTCAAGTGTACTTGACTCTACATACAATCCATTATCAATGAACGAAGATTATTTCTTCCCAGTCACTGCTGACGGTCGTGGTTCAAGTGTTGACTTGTTACCCGGCGGTCAGAACTTAGGTGAGATTGATGACTTGCGCTACTTCAACAATAGGTTAGCTCGTGGTTTGCGAGTGCCAAGTAGCTATTTGCCAACAGGCCCAGACGACAATCCTACTCCGATGAATGACGGTCGTGTTGGTACAGCGATGATTCAAGAGTTTCGTTTTAACCAATATTGCGAACGACTACAGAAGTATGTTAGTCAGAAGCTAGACGAAGAATTTAAACTATTCTTACGTTGGAGAGGCTTTAACATTGATTCAAGTCTATTCACATTAGAATTCAATCCACCGCAAAACTTTGCAAGCTATCGTCAAAGCGAGTTAGATACCGCACGTATCAGTTCATTCAGTGCAATCGAACAGTATCCATATATTAGTAAGCGTTTTGCACTAGAACGTTTCTTAGGCTTATCTGAAGAAGAAATTTCTAAGAACGAAAAAATGTGGCGCGAAGAGAATAACAAAGATCAAGACGTTGAACCAGAAGGTAGCGACTTACGTAATATTGGTGTATCTGCCGGTGATCTAGATTCAGATCAACAGACTGCTGATAATATGGAGAATCAACCTGAAGAAGGACAGATGCCTGAAGTAGCTGGTGCTGTTGGTGATACTGCTGGACCAATGCAGGGTAACCCTGCTCCCGGTGGCACTGGAATGTAAAAAGATAAATAATAATATGAACTTAATGGAAATGTTTGACGCCGCGATTCCTGGTTATCAAGATTTAGAATCTGATAACTCCAAACCTAAATGGAAGGAAAGTCGCAAGACTAAACTAACATTACGTCAAATTCGTAAACTACGTAAGATGATGGACGTTAGAAATTACGAAAAGAAAAAATACTTAAAGAAGGTTCATGAGCAATACGGACCACAAGCAAACCCAGAAAATGCAGTGCCTGGATTGTAATTTACATATTCTAATCAAAAACGCAAAAAATGAGCACTTAATGTGCTCTTTTTTCTGCTAGCCACTAAATAATCTTACAAAGCCATTCTACTTAGGAGAAATATATGGACAACAAAAAATTTGAAACGTTGATCGATTTAATCATCAACGAAAACGAAGAACAAGCTCGTGCATTGTTCCATGATATCGTAGTTGAGAAATCACGCGAAATTTATGAGTCAATGATGTATGACGACAGTGTTGAAGAAGGCATGGGCGGCCAAGTTGGCAGAATGCTAGACGAAATCAATGCTGAAGAATCAGGCGTTGTTGAAGGTGATGATGAAGAAGAATTCGACATTGCTGCTGACGATGACGGTGAAGCAGATATCACTGATATCGAAGCTGACGGTGAATTAGAAGACGGCGGCGAAGAAGACCTAGAAGGTCGCGTTATCGAAATCGAAGACAAACTAGACCAGTTGATGGCTGAGTTTGAAGAAATCATGGGCGGTGACGAAGAAGACTTCGGCGATGAAGAAGACATGGGCGGCGAAGAAGACTTCGGCGATGAAGAAGACATGGGCGGCGAAGAAGACTTCGGCGATGAAGAAGGCGAAGAAGCTATGATGGAAGCCGTACAATTGAAGAAAATTGGTGGCGAAACTTATAACAAGTTTGGTCAAATGGGCGACAATGGTGCTCAAACAAAGAGCCCGGGTCTACAAGGTTCTGGTCAAGCTGGTATGGCAAGTAAGCCAGTTCGCATCGGTGGCGCTGCTGAGTCAGTTCCATCAAGTGCAAAAGCTCCAACTAATGCATACACAAAAGGCGAAACACAAGTTAAGAACGCTGGTTCATTCAAGAATTCACCAAACGGTACATTCTCTGAAAAAGGCGAAGCAGCTCCTAAGCCAGTAAAGTCGCAAGCTACCGGTGTTAACACTAGTAGCCCAGTAGCAGAGTCTCGCAAGACTGCTAAGAAGCGTATCTAATCGGAATCTGAGAGAATGGCTTTGTATCTCAAAGAGCATCTAACTTTCGACCGAGCCGGTATGGTGATCGAGAGTGAAGGTGACGGCGCAAAGAAGAGCCTTTATATGAAAGGCATCTTCATCCAGGGCGGGGTAAAGAACGCAAATGAGCGTGTTTATCCTGTCTCTGAGATTGAAACTGCTGTGAATGCTCTCAACGAACAAATTACAGGTGGCTATTCCGTTTTAGGCGAAGTAGATCACCCGGATGATCTGAAAATTAACTTAGACCGTGTATCACATATGATTACATCTATGTGGATGGACGGAGCTAATGGCTTCGGCAAATTAAAGATTTTACCAACTCCAATGGGTCAGTTAGTAACTACCATGTTGGAGAGTGGTGTCAAACTTGGCGTATCTAGTCGTGGTAGCGGTAACGTGAATGACTTAGATGGCCGTGTCAGTGATTTCGAAATAGTCACTGTGGATATTGTCGCTCAACCGAGTGCTCCGAATGCTTATCCTAAAGCAATCTATGAAGGTATGATGAATATGCGTCATGGTCATAAGATGTTGGATATTGCCAAAGAAGCTCAGGGCGATAGAAAAGTACAGAGATACCTTCAAGAGGAAGTAATGCGCCTCATCAAGGATCTTAAAATTAATAAAGGGGATTAAGCATGTTAGATGCAATCAAACCATTACTTGAAAGTGGATTAATCAACCAAGAAACTTCATTGGCTCTTAACGAGGCATGGGAATCAAAGTTGGTAGAAGCCCGCGAGCAAGTACGTGCAGAATTACGTGAAGAATTCGCACAACGTTACGAACACGATAGAGTCGTAATGGTTGAAGCCCTAGATAAGATGGTTACAGAAAGCCTATCAGGCGAGATTGAAGAATTTCGTTCTGAAAAGCAAGCAATGAATGAAGACCGCATTAATGCACAAGTTAAGTTACGTGAAAACGCAACTAAGTTCAACAATTTCATGGTTACTAAACTAGCTGAAGAAATTAAAGAACTACGCTCTGATCGCAAAATCGCTAATGAAAGCCAGCAAAAACTAGAGCAATTTATTGTTCATGCTTTAGCTCGTGAAATTAAAGAATTCGCGCAGGACAAACAATCTGTCGTTGAAGCTAAGGTTAAATTAGTTGCTGAAGGTCGTAAACAACTAACTGCATTGAAGACACGCTTTGTGTCCGAATCTGCTGCTAGAATGAACGCCGCTGTTACTAAACATCTAAAGGGTGAGATGTATCAATTGAAAGAAGACATTAAAGTTGCTCGTGAGAACAATTTTGGTCGTCGGATTTTTGAATCATTCGCTGGCGAGTTCTCAGTTACTCATTTAAATGACAAAGCTGAAACACGTAAGTTATTGAATCAACTTCAATTGAAGGATCAACAACTAGAAGAATCTACACAACAAGTCAACCAAGCTAAAAAGCTAGTTGAATCAAAAGAACGTGAAGTTCGCATTATCAAAGAATCTAACCTTCGTGAGAAGACTATGAACGACTTGCTAAGTACTCTTAACGAGGAAAAAGCATCGGTAATGCAAAACTTACTAGAAAGCGTGCAGACTCCGCGTCTACAAACCGCTTTCGATAAGTATCTTCCTGCAGTACTAAACACTGGCGCACAAAAGAAGGCAAAAACTTCTTTAAGCGAAAGCGTACAAGTACTAACTGGGGATAAACAAACTGTCAAACCTGAAGTTGATATGGAACAACGTGATAACGTTATCGATATCAAGCGTCTGGCAGGGCTATAAATTAACGACATCTATAGGAGAATATTAAAATGTCAAAAGTTCTATTAGAAAGCCGTTGGGGCGAAACCAAAGAAGCTCTGCTTGAAGGCTTAAAAGGCAATCGCCGCTCAACAATGGGTGTTATCTTAGAAAACACCAAAAAACAGTTACTAGCTGAATCAACAGCCGGTACAACAACTGCAGGTAACATCGCTACATTAAACCGTGTTATTCTACCTGTTATCCGTCGTGTAATGCCAACAGTTATCGCTAACGAGTTG